CCGTTGTGCCAGGCTTGCCCGTGCGCTTGCAATTGCACGGCGAACTGGGACAGCTTCAGTCTGATGAATCCGCAGCTCCCGACTGGACCCCAGCTCGACGTGAAGCTGCTTTGGGTTGCGCCTTGCGGCGGTTCAAGGCCGGGTCAGTCGGAATTGCAACGCGAGATATTCAATTGCGGAGGCGGCTGCGACTGCGACGGCTCCTACATCGCGCTCAGCGTCAGCGCGTATTTCGAGACCGTCTTTGACTTCCCGCCGTTCACGCCGGGCTACGACGCCTACTTCCCGATCCCCGGCGTCAAGAACGACGGCGGAGCCGACGATCTCTGCGTCGCTGCACAGAATTCCGCTCCGGGTCCGTGCTATAAGTTCCCAGGCGGTCAGTATTGGCCGGACACCACTTGTTTCTCGGGTCGCGAACTGTCGATTGTGTTCCGCCGGAAAATGGACATCACGCAGCTTCCACCGGCGAACCTGTGCAGGATGCTTCCCGGCGAGTACGAGCCGGTCGGAATGGTGATTTGCAACGGTGGGTCGCAAGGGCCGCTGGTCTGCTGCGACGAGATCAACGAGGATTGCACAGGGATCACCGACCGATGCTGGGTTGGGATTCCCGCCTGTGTCGACTCGGCCCAATGGAGGAACTACCTGTGGAAGAACGGATTGAGCCAAATTCGGGTGGTGATATCGTGAACATCAAAGGTTTCAAGGTCAAGCAACCCGACGGGACCTTCAAGGTCTACACGTCCGACCAAATGTCGAGCCTTCTTGCGAAGGTTCCGGCCGAGGAAGCGCCAGCTCCCGGCCTCGGCGACGTGGTGGCCGGTGCGGCCAACGCGGTCGGAATCAAGAAGAAGGCCGGGTGCGGGTGTCAGAAGCGCCAGGACGCCATGAACCGGGCGACGCCGCCGTACTTGCGCCGGGTGTTGGGGTGGCTCAAGAAGGCTCCGTTGCCGTTCACGGCTTCCAAGCTCGCTTGACCACCTTCACGGCGACGTACAGGAACAGCAGGGCTCCCACGGGCAACGCCACCCAGAAGCAACAGCTGCCGAGCTGGGCCTTCGTCTGATCAATCTCCTGTTTCTGCCTTGCGGCGTCCTCACGCTGCACGGCGCGAATGCGCTCCATGCCTTCCCGGAGCTCCTGGGCTTCCTTGGTTTCCCGGGCTGATTTGCTGCCTTGCTGCGGCATCCTTTCATGCTACAGTCTGTACATGGATACCCGGGAGGCCTTGAGAAACCTTGATTTCTGCCGGGGGGAGTGGTGGCTGTGCAAGCGCGACAGCGACGCGGAATGGACGCTGACGGCCGATCCGTACGCCCCCAAGTGGGACTGGCGTATCAGAGTCGGGCGCAATAAGTCGCGTGCTGTCAACAGGTTACGCGCGAGTGAACAAACAGCGTACAGAAACACGCTTGACCTGGAAAAACTCACGCAGGCGCGTCAGATTGTCGATATGCTGCGAAGTGCATCGCAGGGTTCGTGTTTTACATAACACGGATCACCGAGACTGTTTCTCGGACTGCGTTGCTCATGGGAGCAGCAGATGGCCGGAAAGACAGGCAAGGCGGCTGAAACCGCCGTTCGTGGGCGCCCTCGCATCTTCGCGGAGGGTTCCGTAAACGTCCGAATCGGGGAGACCGTGTACGACCGGGTGCTGCGTCTCGCGTCGAGCGAGCGGCGGACGGTGCGTCAGCAGATGGAGCTGCTGTTGGAAACCGCCCTGGAGCGGGTGGAGCTCGAGACCCGGGAAGGGGGTGCGGCGTGAGCGCCATCGTCCCCATCGAGGATCGGCTGCGTGGGAATCAGCAGGCCGTGCTTGCCGTCAAGTCGCTCGTCGAGAGGAACTACGTCAGCCGGATCCAGGGCAGGGCGTACCTGATGGTCGCCGGTGCACAGGCGGTCGGCTCGACGCTCGGGTACACGACGGCGGTCAAGGCGCTCGACTACGTCGCGCCGGTCGGCAACGTCGCCGGGTACTGGAAGGCCGTCGCGGTCGTGCTCGACAACGGCGTCGAGGTCGGCCAAGGCATCGGCTGCGTGTTCGATGACGAGCGACCGTGGAACACGCGGCCGCAATTCGCGCGACAGATGATGGCACAAACTCGCGCGACAGGGAGGGCCTTGAAGGGGGTGATGGGCTGGGCCTTCGCCATGCTCGGCACCGAGGGCTCGCTTGCAGAGGAGATGCCCGCCGAGGACGCCACGATGCCCCAGGACGCGCCCGTGCCGTCGAAGGCACTCTCGGCGCCTCCGAAGGCGTCCAAGCCCTCCAAAGGGCAGGAAGGCGGCCTACGACGGCTTCGTGCGGTTCTTGCGGCAGTCCAAGCCAAGGAGTCCAAGGCCGGGAAGCCGTACTGGCGCGTCGGGCTCGAAGCGCAAGACGGCGTGACGGAGTGGTTTACGTCGTTCGAGGAGGTGTCGATCTCGCCGGGGGTCCTGGTCGAGGTCACGCTCAAGCCGTACCGGGACGGCGAAGTGGTCGCCGATGTTGTCGCCGTCACCAGCGACGAGGAGGTGCCGTTCTAATGGCGAAACTCTACCCGAGTGACGTCTGGCGCATGGGCGATTCCCTCGACCCGATGGAGAAGCTCGTCGCGCTGGCGCTCCTGGACTACGGCGACCGGATCTTCCCGTCGCAAGCCCATGTCGCGGTCAAGACCGGGCTCTCCCTGGCGACCGTCAAGCGCGTCATGAAGACCCTCCGCTCGAAGATGGTCATCACGACGCAGCGGACCAAGCGGGGGCTCGCCTATGGGTTCGTGATGGCTCACCCTGAGCCTCGGCATGGTGTCACACAGACACCACCAAAGTGTCAGCCTGACACCGGAATGGTGTCACACAGAGCCACTAACTATCCCAAGAACTATCCAACCAACCAGAGCGGCCCGCCTGAAGGCGGCCGCGGGGGGGTGGTGGCTCTCTCGGAGGACATCCGATCCGCCATCGCCATGCGCGACCCGCGTGGCAACGTGGACGCGCAACACCGGGTCGTGTCCCGGATGCTCGGCGAGCACGGCGTGATCGGCAACGCCGCCCAGGAGGCGTGGATCGCCCTCGCCCGCAATTGGGCCCGCACCGGCAACGGCGCGTACGAGACGCTGGCGGAGATGCTCACAAGCATGGTCGAGGTCCGCGACCCTGCGGCGGTGCTCATGTACCGGATCAGAAGGCTGGCCGCATGACCGCCCATACCGCGTTGATCGCCGAGATCACCAAGTTCCTTGAGTCGAGCCGGAAGCACCTTCCGACGGTGGTGGCGCACTACCTCGGCGAGTTGCTTGCCATCAATCGGACGAGCACCGAGATCATTCAGCGCCAAGCACAGGAGATCAGCGACCTTCGGGCGCTTCTGTACGGCAACCCTGACGCGAGGCACGAACGCATCCAAAGCGGCGAGTTCGTCAGGCCGCCGCAAGTGTTCCGCCAGGGCGGATGGGAGGACGCATGACTGACCTTGAGATTGTTAAGCGCCTTCGAAAGCGATGGTGGACCGATGACTTCGGGTTGAGCAAAGACGACATGTGCTCCGAACGAAACAAGGAAGCTTTGGAAGCCGCCGACGAGATTGAACGGCTTCGCGGCGAGCGCGACGAGGCCAGGCGGCGTCTATGTGTTGAGCTGCTCGAAGTCGAAGGTCATCCCTTTGGATGGAGAGGTGCCAAAGGCGAGAAAGGCATCGCTGAACGGCTTGGATGGGATTGCTTCAAGGGGGACCGATGACGCAATCACGGGCCAAGGGGAAGCGGGCAGAGCTCGAAGCGGCCGACGCTGTCGGAAATGCGCTCGGCATCATGTTCCACCGGACGCAACAGTACAACGGCCTCGGCAAAGGCGACATCGAACCAGTCGACCGGACAAGCCGAATCCACTTCGAGGTCAAGCACTACAAAGCAGGGCTCACTTGGTGGACGAAACGAGCGAAAAACGGCGGCGCTCACAACGGCGGCGACCTGTGGTACTGCACGTTGTCGTATTTGCCCCACGTCCTGAACGCCATCTACGTCGGGTTCGCGAGCCCGACGTGCGGTTTCGCTGAACGATGGATGGAGCAAGCGGCCAGGGACGCCGGCAACGATCGCATTCCGGTCGTGATCTGTCGCCAGGATCGCGGTCCTTGGCTAGTGGTTTGGAGGCACAACGACACTCAAGCCATTATCGAAGCCATGAAGGAATTGCGGAATGCGCCGATTCAAATTTGAGGGTGGTTTGCCCAAAGCCTATGACCACGGCAAACAACGCCGTGCAAGAGGAGGCACATGGTCGCGCATTGCCAAGCAACACAAGGCGATCAACGTCCAATGCGCCAAGTGCGGGTCGATCGTTGATCTTGAAACCGATCACATCGTGCCTTTGCACAAGGGAGGAAAGAACGATTGGTCGAACCTTCAAAGCCTGTGCAAAGCATGCCATGCGATAAAAACGGCCTTGGAACAGGGGAAAGATTGTGCCAAGAAAATCGCCCAAATCCGCGATCCAATCGGATGATTCACCCCCCCCTTCGGGGCCGAGGGGGGTCGTTTTGCAGGGGTACCGCGGTGGGGGGGCCACGAAAACCGAGACGCGGCGCAAGCACCGACGACAGCCGTGTTTATGCGCCGACCAGGCGGACGCCTACGCGAAGTCGGTGGTCGCGGGCGACACGGTCGCCAACGCTCGGATTCGGGACGCTTGCCGTCGTTACCTCGAAGAGCGGGCGCAACCCGCGGCTCATTCGGTGTGGTGGGACGAGTCGCGAGCCGAGGCGGCTCGGGCGTTCGCGCTCAAGTGCGGCCAGGGCGCCGAGGCAGGAGCTGGCGAACCGCTCGTGTGGATGCCCTGGCAATGCCTGGTCGCCATGGTGCTTCTTTCCCGTCGGCGGGTGATCGACGGCCGCAAGTCGGACACCCCGGCGACCAAGGCGCTGCTGCTCTCGGTCGCTCGCGGGAACGGGAAGACCGAGTTCGCGGCTTCGCTTTTGATGGGGCAGATGGCCGACCCGGCGACGCGGCTTGAGTTCTCGTCGGTCGCGCCGGACGCCCGGCTCGCGCAGAAGACCTTCGAGCGGATGTCGGTCATGTCGGAGACCCTCGGGACGGGCGATTGGAAGTCGACCGGCGGCTCGACCCCGGCGCACCCCGGCCGTGTGCGCCACGGCAACAATCGCTACATTTCGCTTCCCTGCACGGACAAGGCGCTCGACGGGCTCACGACTCGGATGGTGGTCGCCGACGAGGTTTCGCGCATGGAGAAGGCGTTCGGTCGGCTCCTCACGGGGCTCGCCAAGTTCCCCACGTCGCAGCTGCTTGCGATCACGACGCCGGACCCCGAGCAGAAGACCCGGCCCATTTGGGGCTACTGGGACGCCCTTGAGCGGGCCATTGCTGAGGGCACCCAGTACCCGGCCGGGTGGTGGCCCATGCTTTACGGGCTCGAGCAGGACGATCAGGCGGCTGACCCTGCCGCCTGGCCGAAGGCGCATCCGGCGCTCGGCACGATCATCGACCCGACGCAGCTTGAGCTCTCGGCACGGACGATGCTTGAAAGCGGCGACCCGGCGCAGATCGCCGAGTTCGAGACCCAGCTCGCGTGCCGGTACCACGAGCTTGCGACCACCGACATCGACCTTGGGGTGCTTGAGCGGCAGATGCAACCGGCCGACTGGACCAGGCTCCAGGGCGCCCCGGCGGTCATCGGGCTCGACCTCAGCCGCGGCGGCTACGGCGCCCAGCTCGACCTCACGACCCTGTGCCTGGCCGTGGTCGATGGCGGCGTGATCCGGGCTCGGAACGTGTCATGGTGGGCCGGGACGGACCTGACGCGGGACGAACGGCGGTGCAAGAACCCGCTCGGCGCTTGGGTCGAGCAGGGTTTCCTCCGCAGGATGCCGGGCGAATGGCACGACATGGCCGTGGTCGAAGCAGAGATTGAGAACCTGATGGGCCGATTTAGTGTCCAAAAGATCGGGGTGGACCCGCACCCGAGCCAGGCGAAGGACATCAAGCGGTGGGCCGACAAGGGTTGGCCGATTGTCCCGATTGACCAATCGATCCGCACGATGGCACCGGCTT